CCCGCCCAGGAACGGCCCGTCCGCCTTCGTCGCTTCTCGCACTGTCACCTTGCCCATATCGGGTACCCTCCAGGGATACATCAGTCAGCCGTGCCTGGAACTTCGACTTGAGGATCTCAACGTCCAGGTCATAGTCTTGCAGGGCCTGCTTGATGTTATCAGCAAAGGCGTCCCCGACACCGGAGAAGTCCCCGATAACCAAGGCCCCGTCTCTCCAAGTATACCCCTCTACGCCGGGGGCGGACAGCCTCAAGTGTTCATAGAGTGCGCCCTGCTCCTCGTAGGTCAGCTCCCGGGAGGGGACGACCTTGACGAAAGGCGCGACCCCCTCCCCCTCGGTGACACTCTCGTCATAACTGACAATGGCCTGCTGGGAGGCAATGTAGCCGAGGACTTTTCCGATCTCCTCCAGCTCGTCGAGAGTCTTGCCCGGGATCTGCACCACCAGTGACGGGTTCACCTCCTCGAGGTATCCGCCCGTGGTGTACTGGATCTCGTAGTCCTCGACGCCCAGCTCTTCAAGAGCCTCCGGCAATAGGTCCGCCGCCACGTCGAAGGTCGCCTGCCGCTTGGCCTCCGGAGACAAAGAGTTAAACGCGGCGGTCAGATCGGGGTCGTTTGGATCCGGGGCGATCTCGATGTTAATGCCGGCAAGGGTAGTTCCCGGAGGCGGCACTTCAACGATGGTGCCGTCGGGACCTTCCATCTCGATAGTACCTTCCGGAGACTCAGCCCCTGAGATAGCGGCCCGCGCGGCCTCCTCATAAGAGATGTCCGCAGTCTGGCGGGCACCAAGCTCGCCATACAACCGCTTCTCGTAATACCAGAGGATCGCCTGGATGTCGGCGATGTTGAGATCGAACCCCGCTCGTTTCAAGTTACGCTGTGCCCGGCTGACGGTCTTTAACATGAACTCCCGGTCAGAGGCGTTCTGGGGTGCGTCACGCAGGTTTACAAAGGCGGCCTTGTAGATCGTGTTGGCCGCCTTTTCGATCTCCGACCCACGCTTGAACTTGCGCGCCTCGTAGGCCTTGGCAAACGGCACCACGGCGTACATGATCTCCTCGTTGGACATGTTGAACACGTCTACCCCGGTGCCCGCCAGGAGCCCCCGGAACCGAGCCAGCCCCTCCGTGGTGGGCGCGTCTAACAGCGTGCCGCGGTACCGGTTGAAGGTGCGCGACCACCAACGGTCCATGGTCAGGTAGCCATGGGAGCCCATCAAGTTCGCGTAGAAAGCACCCAGCTTTTCCCCAAAGATAACCGCGGACATCGGCATCCTTGTGCTGGCCTTGTACTGGCTTTTGAACGCATGCCCCTCGGCGCGGGCGAGCTGCTTCAACTTCGAGACGGTATGCTCCTGGAGGAGGAAGGCCTTCATCTCCTCGGGAGTCTTCTCGGCCAGCATCTTGTTTATGTTTTTGATGTTGGTGACGATGGACTTGTTGCGATCGCCACCACCGGTGAACGTCTCGTTCAGCCGTTTATTTTTGCTGTAACCCTCGTACACCTGGGCCGCGTACTTGAAGTTCAGGGTTACCTTCTGACCGTCGGAGGTGATGGCCACCAGGGCGGTGAATATGTCCCTCGCGTTCTGGTCGGTCTTCAGCTCCGGGAACCGCTCACTAAACACGTCGAGCGCCTTCTGGAATTTCTCACTGTACCACCCGACACCCGACTTCCCGGGGTTCTCCATCTCGAATCGCACCTCGGCGCCTATCCAGCGAGCGATCTTCTGGGAAGCCTCGTCGCTGTAGTCCCCGATCTCGATGGTGCCGTACTTCTCCCGCTGCCTCTTTTCCAGGGCGGCGGCAACATCCCGGGTATTGTGCTTCAAGGCGGGATTGAGCCCGTAGGACTCCAGAGTCTCGGTGCCCCGGCGGAGGGTGGCGGACTGGTTGAACTCACCACCCACTCCCGACGCTATACTGACCTGACCGGTGCCCGCCCCCGCTTCTGACGTAGGCTTCAACACCAAGACGTCAGTAGCTCCCCGTCGCAAGGCTTCAGCGTACCTGCCATGCCCGTCCATGATCGTAATACCATCAGCCCCGACCTTAATCGGTCGGGCATCGAGATCGACCCCCGGAGCTTCACGCTGGTCTACACCCTCCTCGGTAGGCTGGAGGCTGGATATTGGCACCCGCTCCACCACCCAGTCCGTGGCTGCGTCCAGGTCGGTGTTATGCGCCTCCTGGGTCCACTGATCAATTCGGGCCTGCTCCTGGTCTAGCACGCCTTCGCCGGCCAGTATCGGTGCCCCGCCTACCTGGAGCCCGTAACGCTCATACACCTGGTGCGGCTGGAGCCCAAGGCGAGCGGCCACCACCTGTGCGAAGGCCCGGTGCAGGGTGGCGTATTTCTCTGCCGTCTGCTCATCGAACCGGCCGGTCTGTACGATCTGGTCCCGTATGAAGTTGTGGACCTGGTCCGCTGACTGCTGCCACTCGGTGTCCTGCGCGTGCTGCGCCTCCACCTGCTTGGCCAGGTTCTCAAACAGCTCGGCTTGCCCGGCCTGCCAGTCCGCAGCCTCCTTGGCACTCATGGACTCGATGTTCGGGCGTACGATGTCGAGCATGCCCTCCGCGATCGGACTGGTGGCCAGGTGTGTGATGAACTCGCCGGCGGGGATCCGCAGGTCCCCGTTGCGCAGCATCGCCTCGGGCAGCTGGGCTGCGACACCAGTCAGCTGTGACGCGACCTCCATCGGGTTGACGTTCTGTGACTGCAGGTACTCGGAGAACTCGTTCGCGTTCACGTACACCGTGTCACTGCCGGCCTGCTCCAGCATGGTGGTGACCACGCTCTGGAATTTCTGCGGGGAGGTCGTGCGCAGCTTGGACTGCTTGGTCAGCTCGGCGATCTCGGCCAGGCGGTTGCGCCAGGCCTCCGCGTCGACGGTCTTCTGCTGCTCGGATCCATACACGCCGCTCAGATGGGAGATCGCAACGCCGGCCGTGGTGCTGAACCCGACCGTGGTCAGGGTCGCTATGGCTACCTGGTACGCCTTCTCCGGGTACTCGTCCGCGAACTCGCTCAGGGTCTTCTCCGGATACAGGTGCATCCAGCTGCTGAACTCCTGCAGGGCCAGGTTCACTTCCTCGGTCCAGGTCTCGTTGAACACCTGGTGGCGCAGTATCGTCCACAGAGGGGCGCCGGCCTTCACGTCACCCAGGAACTTCAGGCCCGGGATCAGCTCGGAGGCCACCTCACTGGTGGCCTGCTCGGTTGCGTACAGCACACTCTCCCAGCCACTCAGTCCGCGCTTCCGGGCCTGCTCAAGGGACTCGCCGGCAGTCGGTGCGCCGAACAGGGTCACCAGTGCAGTGACCGGGCTGACACCCCCGCCCATCGCCATCAGGCTGGCGGCCGACTGGGTTACTGACTCCAGGCCGGACAGGAACGCCTGCTCCGTCGAGGACAGGCCCGTGCGGTCTCCTCGCAGGCTCTCGGCGAAGGCTTCAGCGGAGGTGCCCTGCCGGGCCAGCTCCTCCCTGGCGATCTCCAGACCACCCCAGGGTTCGATACCGACACCACGCAGGGCCTCCTGGTACAGGTTGATGCTCTCAGCGCCGAACTTGTACAGGTTCGCGCCCATGCTCGGGAGACCAGCCCCGAGAGCCCCGGGCACCTGCTTGGCCGTGCGCTCCGGATCCATGTCCGGCGCAGCTCCCGCGCCCCAGTGCAGCGCCTTGCCGAGCAGGTTCAGGTTCTCCAGGGTCTCTTTGTCGTTGGCGAGCCGAAACAGCTCCAGGTCATCGGCCAGCTGCCGGGCCAGGGCCGGGTTCGCCTTCTCCAGTGCGTCCCAGTCCGGCTGGTTGGCGATGCGCTCCGCGTCTGCAATGCGGTTGCGTACCGTCTGCTCGGGGATGCCGGTCTTGGCACTCAGCTCGATGATCTTGCCCTCGACGTCCGGGCTGGTGCGGATCTGGTGATACATGTCCCGCAGCTGGCCGGACACGCTGGACGGGATCGCGGACAGGTCCAGGGTGGGGGCCTTCTGCGGCTCACCCAGCGGAGCGGCGTCCTTCAGTCCGGGGGCGTCTGGCAGGGCATCCCAGTCTACGCGTCCGGTCGGCATTACTGACTCCCCCACAGCTGGTTGCGCAAGGCCTGAATGCTGTACTCGGTAACGAGCTTGTTACGGTCCTGCAGCAGCATGATGATGCCAATGGTGGCGGGATCCGGATCGATCCCGAGTTCTGCCGCGATCTTCGCCGCCTCAGGAACGGTGCGCGCGGTCTTCGGGTCAACCTCGACCTTGTCAGCTCCGGACTCCAGTTTCAATATCGCCGCGTAGGACGCAAGAGACTGGTCAACAAGGTCCGGATTCTCTTTCAGGTAATCACCAAACCGCTTGTTGGACCGCCACGGGATCGCGTACTCCGTAAAGAAATCGTCAGCCATGGTGCTGATCTCCTGGTTGGAGTACACCTTATCCTGCACCGCCTCGTAGGCGTACTCCTGCCAGGCCTCGTACAGGGCCACGTCGTCCGCACTCTCGCGGATCTTTGTCATGGTCTTCTTCATCCGGTTCTCGAAGACTTCCTTGACCGTGGTGGGGCTGATCTTCTTGCCATCGGCCAGCATGGTGCGCAGTCGACTGTAAGTCTCGTTGCGCATGAACGGCTGGTACATAAACAACTGGCTCTCGTCGGTGATGGCCCCCGGGGTGGTAGGGTCCCGCAAGCCCGCCTCGATCTTCTCCTGCGCCTCATACACGCGGGGCAGGTCGTCCACCTTCGGAGCGGACCCGGCCGCAGCAGCTGCAGCGTCGAATCGATCCTGGAAGAACCGCTTGTCATCCCCGCTCAACGCGGCCCAGGTGTCGGCCGGGATCTGGTTGATAGAGGTCACCCGGGTATTCCGGTCGGCGTACAGGAACTCCTGCACCGCCTGGCGCGCATCATCCTGGCGCTGTGCCTTGACCCGCAGGGCGTCCCCCTGACGTGCGCGGACTTCAGCCACCAGGGCTGACCGACGATCCGGATCCGTGGAGGCACTGTGCGCCGCCTCCAGCTGCTCGCCGGGGTCGGTGTACTTGCTCATGATCTCGTCGGCGTGGCGTTGCGCGAACCCCTTGGTCTCGCCGGCACGCATGGAGTCCAGCAGCTCGTCGCGCGCACTGGGGGCGATCTGTTTTACATGCTCGTTATAATAGGCCCGTGCAGCCCCCGGTGACCGGTCCACCAGGGCCTTCACCACACCGCCGTGCATCTTGGTCTGGGCCTCCATGATCTGGACCTCGGTGACTGCCTCCGGCACACCGTTCATCTTGTTCCGTTCGGTGATAGTGCGGCGCAAGGCTTCTGCGTTCACCTCTGCCAGGCCCGGGTTGGCGATACCGTTCTGGATGGTCATGTCCACCGCGGCACCAGCTGCATCAGTCGCCGCACGCCGGCTCTCGACCGCCTGGTGCTGCATAACCTGGCCCATCGATGCGTTGCGGCGCTGCTGGTACGCCTCCTCGAACGCGCGCTGCTGGGGCTCGTTGTCCAGCCCCTGGCGCACCTCCCGATACGCTTCATCCCAGAACTTAATCGCGTCGGTGGTGGCCCCCTCGGCCTGCACACCCTTGCGCTGGTTCACACTGGCGTGGAAGTCAGTCTCCAGTTTGCGGAGCTTGGTCTCGGCGTCGAACACCCGCTGCAGGTTCTTCTGCTCCTGCATCTTGGTGACAATGTCAGCGCCCATCTTTCCGGCGCCTGTGATCGACTCCCCGAGCTGCTCCTGCTGCCTGGCCTGGACCCCGCCAAACACAGCGGGCCCTGCGGTCGGCATGCGTAACGCCGTGCTGCGCTCTGTAGTAGCTCCGCTTCCGTATTTAGGTACTGTCGCCATGATTACCTCTGCGCAGGTCCGGGACCGTACCAGTTACCCCTGGCACCAACAGTGTTATACGAACTGGTAGTGCTGCCACCACCGAACGCGCCCACCGAGTTCATGGTGTACCAGGACCCCGCGACCTGCGTCGCGCCCCCGATTAAGGACGTCATGAACGCCCGGCTCGGGCTCTCGGAATCCGCGGCACGCCGATACATGGTGGCCTCGGTTCGGTAACCGTAGGCCTCGCGTGCTGCGTTACGCAGCAGGGTTTCCTCGTCCAGGATGGATAGCATGTCGGTGCCCGCCAGGATGTCCAACGCGGACCCCTGGTTCACATCGATACCGTTGGCTGCCAGGGCTGCGACCTGGGACCCCTTGAGTTGCCGGGTTTCCATGCGCAGCTGGCCGGCGCTCTCGGCACCACGGCGCTCGGCATCCAGCGCAAGCTGATCCTGTACCGAAGCGTTATAGTTTGCAGCATCCTTGCGGGCCTGGCTGGCATTCTTCGCCCCAACGGCGGAAGTGACCGCCCCGACCGCCATGGCCCCTAGTGCGATATACGCAGGGTTACACATGTTCAGCCTCCATGGAGAACCACTGGAAGGGCAACGCCCGGGGACCATGCGGGAACACGTCCCCGAAGGAAAACCCCAGCCTCTTCAGCCAGCGGACAGAGGTGTCGTTCTCGGTGTACACCCTGTTCAGCAGGATCGGGTACTCCTCCAGCATCAGCCGCACGCAGTCCTTCATGGGCTCGATCATGGACCCGTTGAACCGGGCAATCTCCGGGGTGGCCAGCAGCCAGGGGGATCCTATCCGGACGCCCCGGGTGATCGGAGCTACTCCGAGAATCGTGACCGGTTCCGCATCGACATCAAGCCCGACCCAGCACTGGGTGGACCGCTCGAACGCATCCACCGTCACCAGGGTCGGGCTCATGTCGTCCCCCAGGGCGGCACGCAGCTCGCGCAGGTCAGAGTCTCGGAGGCGGGCCCCAATGTACGCCGCGTCGGCCGCAGCTGCGGGGATCAGTTGTAACTTGTTCACCCTCCGATGTCCTCCTTCTCCACAACGGCCACCAGGGTCAGGGGGTGCGGGCCCTCTTGTGTAACCACGACACTGGCGTCCTGACTGTAACCCTGCAGCAGGGTCAAGTCGATCTCGGCAGAAATCAACCCGGCCGGCGACCCATAGCCCTCGATAGTGCGCGGCGTGAACACGATGGCATCGTCGAGTATTGACCCGACCCGTACATCAGCAGAGCGGTGCACCCGCAGGTAGGCCTTGGTCGGGGACTTGGCCCGCCCGTGCCCGGCACCAGGGGCGCTGAAGTGTGCCGGCAGCATCTCGATCTCGGGGATGTACTGGAGCCCGATGTGCGCCTTGGTGACTGCAGTGGGGATTGTTATGCTGCCCCCGGTGACCACCTGGTCCGGCATCCGGGCACCATCGCCCAGGATCTGCACAGTCTTCCCCTCCAGGTGCCACAGTCCCGTGAAGGTGGTGGCCGCCACCCCGCTGTAAGTCTCCCCCGCGTCCACGCCAAAAAAGTCCGCGTGTGAATCGAAGATCCTGGGGGCCATGCGCTCGATGAAATTCCGGGTGGCCCCGTTGACGGTACGCTGCACCACGACGTAAAGCGGGTACCTCCGGTCCTCTTTGACGACTGCACATGACTTGAACAGGCCATCGGTGTCATGCCGGTGCCAGCCCCGGACCTCGTGCGCCGGCACGTAGGTCATCCCCAGCAGGGCCCCATCGTCCCGGATAGCCCACAGCACCGAGTCCGGCTGCTTGGAATAGGCAATCTGGATAATGCGATGGCCGTCCACCAGGTGTGGAGCGAGAATCGAGGTATCGACCGACTTGTACGCACTGGACTCCCACGAGTAGCGGATCTCGTGCACGCGGGACTCGGCCTCCTGGACATACAGCACCGAGTTGCCGGTAACCTCTGGCCGCGCCTTGGCGCAGCCCTCGTACGACTGGGGCAGCACGCTCAAGGAGCCCGGGGTGACGCCCACCGCTTCACCGTTCATCAGCCACTCACCGCCGGCGGTCAACGCCAGCAGGCCGGACAACGGGACGAAGTGTCGTATCTCGTTCACCTGCTGAGATACGATGCGGCCACGGATGGCATCCGAGTCCTGCAGGGGCAGGGAGCGCATCATGTTGTCTTCGGTACCGATGCGGGAGAACCAGTAGTTCTGGGGCTGGTTGTTGGTGTTCCCGTACACCTTGCGCTGCTGGAAGTAGGACACGGCCCCCGGGTAGTCATCAGCCCCGGCGAACGGGACATCATCGATCAGCGGGGTGGCGGAGTAGTCGGGGGTTACCCCCCGATCGATGAACTGCAGGTCCTCTGCCTGGCCGATGTATCCGAAGAACTGGTCGTCCTTCCGGTAGACATTGTACCGCAGCGGTGTCGGCCCGGAGGCCGGCGCGGCCCAGGTGATGGTGTTGAAGAAGCCCGTGGCCGGCATGATGGCGTTCGTAATCGACGCGGCCTCCGCCACAAAGGACTCCTCGAAGGTATCGGGGTCCACGGCAGACACAGCGTAGACGTAGGTGACCACGGCACTCGCGCCCGTAGGTGTGGCCACCACGCTGGTCGGGGCCTGCATCACCGGGTTGAAGTCAATGGTCGCCAATGCGAACGTGGTGGCCGTTGTGCGGGACAAGGTGCGCGGCTCGTAGTCCGGATGCACGATGGTCATGACGTCCGCGTCCTGCACAAAGTTCAGGTCGAACAGGTCCGCCTCGTTGTATGGGGTGGAGATCTCATACACGGGCTGGAAGTTACCGCCCGTGCCGGCCGAGTAGCCGGTGGTGTCGATCGGATTCCCAAACAGGTCGTACAGCTCGAACGTCTTGGCCCCGGTGTCCACGTTGGTGGCGATGACAAACCGGCCGTTCATCTCGGTCATGGCTGCATCGTCGGACATGTAGACCCACTGCCCCTCGGTCGGGTCCGTGCCGGTGTAGGTCACCACGCCTACCGGGTACGCCGCGGTGATCGACGTGTACGCGCGGTCGGCCTCCAGGATGGTGGACCCCATGGTGTGGAAGCGCATGTACTGCTGCCCCACCTCGATGATGTACGTCTGTTCGGTGTTGAACGAGAACGGGATCAGCCGCACCGTTCCGGCAGACTTGGCCTGCAGGATGTACTCGAACCCCGGCCGCCGTACCGCCGGCCCATGGGGCAGCACCATCGCGTTACGGCAGGTCTTGAGGCCGGTCTGGTTGATGGTCTGGTCTATGCGCCCGAACAGCTCCGGGGTGATCTCACCCCCGGCAAACGAGCGATAGGATACTGTTGCTTCGGTCATGCTCTGGACGCGATGCCGCTGGGTGTGATGTCAGTGCGATCGATCTTGTGCTGGGATGCATCGGCCGCGGTGGCCACCGACAATTCCATCAGATAGCGTTTGTACAGGAACTGCCCCAGCTCGACACCAGCCTTGCCCTTCACGATCGGGCCTGCCAGGTACGATGCCAGCAGCGTGGCCAGCGCGCTGAACGCGGTGGCCGAGTACTTCGTCACGTCGGTCTGGTCGAACACGTATACCGCCGAGACGTCCTCGATGTTGGTCAGGACCGTGCGGTTCCCCGAGCCATCGATCTCGATGGTGAACGGTTCGGAGGGTTCATGCAGTTCGGCCGCGGATCGCAGGATCTTCGAGATCCGCATGAAGTCGCCCGGGACGGCATAGCGAAACAGCCACGCCCCCGTCGCGTCATCGAGATCAGCCAGGGTGGCGCGCTTGATGGCGAAGTGCCAGTCGTGCGCCTCCAGAAAATTCTTGCGCGCAATAGGGTACAACACGGCACACCGCGCGGCTTGCGCCGAGCCGTCCGGTGGGCTTATGCCAGTAATTACTCCAGGGTCCCCGATGTGAGTCAGGGCCAGGTTACATAGATCAACAACCGATGCCATGCGGGTCTCCCAGGAAAAACGGGGGCCTTGTGGGCCCCCGTGTTGGTGTCACGGTGCCCCGCGCTGCAGCTACTTCAGGAAGTCCGATACATCCGGATCCATTGCTGCATCAGCCTTTTCCTGCAGATCCTGGACCGTGGGGTCCACGAACGACTGGTTCACGGGTTCAGGCTCCTGGACCGGGGCTTCCCCCGATCGCGGAGCCTGGCCCGCCATAACCGCCGGCAGGATGTCTGGCTGGGTCGCGGGGGCATCAACCTCCTCCAGGAAGGCGGGCAAGGTCTTGCCCTCCTCCGGAGTGAAGTTGAATACATCCCCGGGACGCCGCCTGGCACCACCTGCGAAACAGAGTTTAGTAGCACGTACGCGCATACGTCACCCGTTAAGCAGGAGTCGGCAGAGCATCAGGCAGATCGCGCCAGCCGTACGGGTCCACCGTCAGGAAGGCGTTAATCGCGCCAGCCGTGACGTTGGCCGTGGCTACCCAATGCCAGAGGCCCAGGTACCGCTCGTAGGTCTCTTCGACCGGGAGCGGGAGCACCAGCGTGTAGCCGGCCACCAGGGTTGCGACGGGAATGGCTCCAGTGTCAATGTGTGCGGTGGCGCTGGTGGCCAGGTCCGCGGTGCTGTCAGACAGCAACTTGAACTGGGACGTGGAAGTCGCACCCACGAAGGTGGTGGACACCTGCAGGACCAGGTATACAGGCTGGCCGTTGCCGATGTCACGCAGGGTCGGCGCGGCACCCAGGTCGATCACATCGCCCCGGATCTCGTTGCCGATATTCAGGATGCAGGATTCCGCATCGCAAAACTCAGTTCTTTCATCAAGGATCATGTCGCTACTCCTCAGTTAAATTTCAGGGCGAAGGCAGAGATTAGGTAATCTCAGTCTCGGTGAACAGGATCGCATCGGAGCGACGCACCGGGATGCCATCGAACGACAGGACCCGCTTGCCGGCCACCTCGTCCATCATCAGGGTGGAGCTGGCCACCTTGTTGGCAATCTGACGACGCAGGAAGCTGCGAACCGAGCGGTTCATGTAAAACGCCGGCCGACCCATGGAGAGACCACCTTCCGGCAGCAGCTCACAGGCCTGGGTCATCAGATCGATGAGATCCGCACCCGTTGCGGCGGCCTTGGTCAGGGCGCTGTAGTCGACCTGAATGCGAACCACGTAGCGCCAGTCGCGAACAGACAAACCAGCGTCCCAGCGGTAGTGGGTGCGGTAGGCCTGGTAGCGGCCACCATTGCTGCCGTTGGCATCTTCGATGGTGACTTCACCCATGTCGCGCTGCTGGAGACCAGCCTGGCTGCCCTTCGGGTAGATGCCGTGCACGGTGTTCGGACCCCAGACCACCAGCCAGATGGAGGTGTTCTCGGTACCACCGCCGAGCAGGATGTTCTCCCCGTTCTCGGCACTCGTGCTATTGAAGCGCGGGCCCAGGCCGGTGATCTCTTCCGGGGCCGTGGCCTCGATGTTCATGCCCTGCAGGTGGGCCCGGTCCTCCGACAGGCGGAAGGCCGCGGTGTTGCCGTTCAGGTCCGCCAGGGCCTTGTCGACCTCGGCGTACGCCTCGAGCATACCGCAGTTATCGGTTACCTGGACGGTGCGGCTCTTGGTCGGCTGAACACCACCGTACAGCTTACGCCAGGTGGGGACCGGCAGTCCGGAGCGGATCGTGGTTCTGTGGCCGGTCGGCAGGTTGCCCTCGACCCAGACCATATCGTCCAGCAGTTCGTTGGTTTCGGCCAGCATCTCGACGATGGGCGCGATATTGCCATCCGGGTCCAGTCGCTTGGACAGGTCCAGGAGGGTTGGATGTGTAACAGCTAAAGTTGACATCGCCTTACTCCTCTATCTTTCGGCCGTCAGGCCTTCATGGTGGGGTACATACGTTGTTCGGGGGACCTGGGCGTCGAGGTCGAGGCCGACTTGCCAGTCACCAGGGTGTCTTCGGAGATGACGCTGGTCACGTTGTGCAGGAACTCAATCAGGCCAGGGTGATTGCCCCACCCCGAGTTCCGCAGGTCTGCTCGCAGCTCGTCACTCCCGAAACTCTGCAGTGCCTGGTTGATACGGGCCAGGTTCGAGTTCAGGTTTTCCCCGCCGATCTCAGGATGATTCCGCACCTCATCTTGCCAACGCTGTACGGTCTCCCTGACCTCGCTGACCTGGGCCTCCTGGTACTTGAGCCCGAGTTCCGCTACAGACTGCAGCGTCTCCTGGTCCCAGCCCTTGGCCTTGGCCAGCTCCATCAGGTTTTCCTGGATGCCGGAGTCGAGTTCGACCCCTTCAGGCATCGCCGGGTTTTGCAGCTCAACCGGAGGGGTGCCCTCTGCCGGCGGTGTCTCAGGTGTCTCAGACTCTGCCGCAGGTGCTGCAGGGATCTCGATAGCGTTTTCGACGGGAGCCGCTGCAGGTGGATCCGCAGGGGCTGCTGCCGGGGTTGCTACCGGTGTTGCTGATTCAGCTGGTACTGCCGCTTCTGGCATGGTCCTCTCCTCTTGTGAACAACGCGGTACACGCAGTCAATGTCAATTTGTACGATCCTGACCGTTGTTCGGTTCACGATGCTCTGTGAGCATCTTCACAAAGTCCTCCGGGGCCAGGTCCTGGATGTCTGCCAAAAACCGCAGGCCTACACTTCGGGCCCCTTCCCTGAAGAACGTCTCGGAGTTCCCGGTGAAACTGCACCGGTACACCCCGGTAACTCCCAGCAGCCGATGCATGAACCGGCGCCCTCGCGGGCTGTTCATGAGCCACCGGATGTCTTCCTGCTCATCCAGCCGCTCGTTCTCGGATCTCTGCCGTTGTTCCTGCCTGGACTTTTCAGTCCTTTCGGGATCATATGACACAAATTACCCCTTCAAGTAAAGAAACACCCCGGATTGACTACCTGGCGCCCCCGGGAGAATTGGGACTAACACTCACTAGTATGAACGGGTTAAACGGGCGGGCAGCCTGCCGACAGCGCCACGCCGGCTTCCATGATAAGTAGTAGCACGGCTATGGCCGCCATCACGACCAGCAGAACCGCCTCTATCCTGTCTCTCATAAGGCGCCAAACACTTGCTCATCAATACGCCGCGACCGCTCCGCCCGCTCTGCCGGGGTAAGCCAGGAGTAGCTGGCACCCAGCCGAACAGCCTTGTGAGCCGCATGTGCAATCAGCTCATCCACACCGCAATGGTGCATCAGCTCCAGCATTAACGCGTCTGCCTCGTCCCGCTCAAAGGGTGCTGAGACTATTACAAACTCACTGTTGTCCCGGTGCCAAGCATAGACGGCATCATGGGCGAGGAAAGACCAGTCAGCCGCAGTACCGATGGGAGGAAGGATGCTCCACATTGCCTGCGGTACACTTCCAAAATCCAGCGTGAACCCTGGTTTAACAGTAACGGTTCTGCCGGTATCTGACCGAAATGTAACGCGACGCAAAGTAACCCACTGGTCATCACCATGCTTGCGTATGTCCAGCGGACCGGTTATCTCGGTCACTGCTTACCCATCGGGCCTTTAGTCACAGCCCGGAGCGCACCGAAAATCGCGCCCAGCCCGATAAGTGTCTCAGCCGTAGAGGGTACGAACTCCTCGGGGAATACAGCACCAAACTCTTGTGCGATGCCGGTAGCGAAAATCAGCCCTGCCGTGATAATGGTTTTATAGCCTTCAAGGTTTTTCATCATTTCATCCCGTCATGTTCAAATGAAAAATGGTTGCCGTCACCCCAGCGGCCACCCCAGGTGCCACCCCACGACTCCCACAGCCTGCCGAAATCCTCGTAGTCAGCCGTATCCTGGAGATACCCCTGCCCCTTGAATAGCAGCTGGTCAACTGCCAACGACTGCTTGTGCAGGCTGCGCTTGTGGCCGACAGGACATTCCATGCACCGTTTGGCATGGCCGTA